GGCAGGTGCTGCCTCGCGGCGCTACGGGCCCCCGAGTGATCCCATGGGACTGTGTCAAGGTTGGAAACAACGTTGGCATTCCTGTGGTGCCACTCCGCACGCTGCGGAGTGGAGTGTACGCTCCCCACTAGCGCCCGGCTTCGGCCCGACCCCCAAACCACGTCCCAAGACGCAAGTCTTGGAGTGACACAGGTGGCTTTCATTCACAACAAATATGCTGCGAATTACTAACCACTGGTTAATAGCCGGAGGGGGCTTCAGGAAGATAGCCATCTTCCTAAGTCTCCTATTTGGTGTCTCAGGTGGGTACAAGCAGGGTCTGTTAGACCTTGCGCGTGCCATCCGGAGCCTCATCCGTCACAATGGGAATACATTCGCTGTCGCATACTTAAAAAGTTGCGTGCAGTTGGTGTACGCCCATGTGGCAGGGGGAGGTACTAACACTGTCCAAGGCTTTCCTCTGGTAGGCGTTCGCGGTCACCTTCCGGTGATCGTGCCCGCTGTTCTTCGTTCTCAGATACGTGAGCGTAACTTAACGTTGACGATGTTGACGTTAAGTCTGCTGTCGGCTTATCGGGGACTGATAATCCCTCCTAAGCTTAAGCTGGAGTCGATCGAGGAGGGCTTCACAGGAAATGTGGAGCACTTCTTCGGTCTATCTACGTTCGCGCCTGGGTTCGTTAAACAACTTCAGTTGCCTCGACTTTCGAGACCACAACTTTGGTTAAGTACCTCAGTTGGTCCTCACGGGCTTCAAGGTGGGTTCTCCGCCATTAGGGATGCGGCAGCGTTGCTGCACCCTAGTGGCGCACCCATTTTGGGGTTCTTGAAGGCTTACTGCGAGGAGGTCTATGGACGGAGAGTGTGGCTCACTTTAGTAATAAAGATGAGATTCTTCTCTTTTGTCCACTGGGTACTCTTTCCGACTTGGTATCCTGCGGAGGGCGTGACGTCTTGGCTTTCTCGTTTACACAAAATCGAGGAGGCAGCAGGGAAATTGCGTATCGTAGCGATAGTAGATTATTGGACGCAGGCACTAATGCGCCCGCTCCATAAAATGCTATTTGCTGCGTTACGTGAGATCCCCCAAGATGGAACGTTCGACCAGGAGGCGTGTGTAAATCGTATAAAACTAGCGATAGTTTATGCGATGGCCACCGCACCAGCCGGCGAACAGGTGACTGTGTATTCGTATGACCTCTCGTCAGCGACCGACCGTATTCCTCTCCATGTTTACCAGGTGCTGTTGCAGGAGATCTTAGGACCTTCTGCCGCAACACTATGGAAGCATGTTCTGACCGCCAGAAAATGGTGGGACAGAGACTTCGATTGGGACCCTGATGAGGGTCTCAAGCCGAAGGGAGAGTGGATACCTCGGAAGTACCTCGTCGGGCAACCGATGGGCGCCTACTCAAGTTGGGCCATGTTGGCGGTAGCACACCATGCTATTGTCCAATACTGTGCCTCTCTTGAAGGGCGTGTTGGGTGGTTTGAAAAGTACGCGGTCGTTGGCGATGACATTGTCATTTATGATGATGCCATTGCTAACCGGTACTTGGCCGTGATGACCGGGTTAGGCGTCCAGATATCTTTGGAGAAATCCATAGTATCGAAGACGGGTGTATTCGAGTTTTGTAAAAGGCTCGTTACGCTAGATGGAGACGCGTCGGGGGTTCCGGTGAAACTGATTTATCAGGCTCATCGGTTCCCGAGGGATGCTGGATCGTTGATCCGGTACCTTGACCGTCGTGGTTTCACTCTACTTCCCGTAGCTCTGGCCAAGGCCATTGGTTCGTTGACAGGTGTGGGAGGTCGGTGGAATTCACCGATCTCCACACTTCCTGCTACAATACAAATGGTTCTTGCCATGTGTGTTCAACCAGGATTTCCATATTGGAGAGGTATCTGGCTAATCAACCGTTTACCTACACTCAACGTCGGGGAGCTCTCCGAGCTCCTGCGGACGGGTGGGAAAATTCCTACCGATGAGTGGGGTATGTACGGGCGATTAGAGACACTCTCTTTCTGGGGATTCCTGGAGAGATGTCGTCCAGGTAACTGGACGCGGGCACTGGAAACAGTGCCCGTCGGGGTAACCAAGTGGCTTAAGAAATCTATGCTGGTGACAACTAGCAGGAAAGTACTAGGTCACAAGGAAGCTCTGGATAATCTTATCCAAAGAATCCTCCGATGGGGAACCCCAATGGGGTGGTGGTTGATGGGTTATACCATTAACCAGGTGAGACTTTTGATAGTCGCGGCGATCGCCGCAGCTGTCGAAACCCTCACTTTGCCAGGTACGTATAAAGTACTTTGGTTGTGGGTCTTCTTTCAGAAGAGGGTCCGCGACCGGGTACTTGAAGACGCACGTGGTAACTCGCTGGAATACTTAACTGCGGTAACCAGAGCCAAGACACGTTCTTCTTTTAACCTTTCGTTCAGTTCCGATGGAGATCGGGCTGCGCGATTGGAGCGAAGGAGAATGAACTGGATCCATAAAGCACTCCGAAACTTTGGGGGAAGTCTTCCCCCGTTCGTGACGGATGCTTTAGAAGATCCAGCCAAGGCTGGTGATTAGTACCTCTCAGAGGTATGCAGTTAGGAGGAGGCTTTGCCTTTGTCAGACTGTCTAAGGTGTTGCTCAGTGAGCACACTACCGTTAGGAGCCTTAACCAAAGGGGCCTCCTGGATTATCCAGGAGAGCTGGCGAGGTAGTGCTTGGCCCCTCTCACGAGGGATTACCAAGGCAAGGGACTGGAGATCCTCCGTCTCCGGTTTCTAGAATCTTAGGCGGGTTGCCTCCTTTGACCTGCAGTGCGTAAGCCGCTGTAAGTGACAGTGAGCGTTCTAATGGTAGCGCTTATCACGTTACGTTGGGATGTTTACTGCCCCAGTGGCGAAGTGCCTAACTGGGTAGGTATACGGGGACAACCAGCCCTAGGGAACCGCCCGGTGTAAGCCAAATAGGGTTACTCCGACCGGTCCATTGATCCTAGGACCGTTAACAAAATAGGATCTTGATCTAGCTAAGTACCTTTGGCTTTGCCAAGGGGGGGTTGCTAGATGACGTCCCC